GGCAACTGAATCCGAAAGTCACCCACAATGGAGGTTGCACCATAAAGGCGACCTCCAAGGTGACGTTGGCGGGGGGTTCCTGATGCGCAGGCAGTACGTGGAGACGCCTGTAGAGGCTGTCTTCCGCGCGCTGTCCTGCGACTTCGGGCACCCCGATCTCGGCCGAGTCGTTGGTAGCTTTAAAGGTGGGATTATCCCTACAGGGATTCCCGCCAATCCGTTCACCCCGTTCGAGCAAAGCAGTAATGCTGAGCTTGATGCGTGGGGAACGACAGCTATCGCGAACTGTAAGCCGACCGCTTCCGCTGCGAGTGCGGCCAACACGCTAATCGAACTCTACCACGAGGGAGTTCCCCATTTGTTGGGGTCTCTCTTTTGGAAGGATCGCACTATCCGGGCACGTTCTGCCGGGAGTGAGTACCTTAATTACGAGTTTGGTTTTAAGCCATTGGCTAACGACATTGCGAAATTCGCATATGCCGTTGTCTACGCGGACAAGATCATGCGTCAGTTTGAGCGTGATCTAGGACGCGTTGTTCGTCGCAGGTTTGACTTTCCACCTCTTACGGAGTCTAGCGAGAGGGTTGTGCTGGAGGGACCATGGCTTGGTAGCATGATTCCCGACAGCACGTTGTTTTACCTTCCGCGTGACAAAGTAAGCACGGCCGGTAGAACCGTTCTTGTCACGGAGAAATCCGTGCGCAGGTGGTTCTCCGGGGCGTTCACCAACTATGTGCCTCATCACGAGGCCTTTGGTGCGTTGTCCGATATCCAGCAATTGCTGGGCCTCGAGCTAACGCCAGAAGTTATCTGGAACGCTGCACCGTGGAGCTGGGCTGTCGACTGGTTTACGAACACTGGAGATGTTATTTCAAATCTTCAGTCGTTCGAAGTCGATGGTCTGGTTATGCGCTATGGGTACATCATGGAACACGTTGTTACCAAGAGTACCTATTACCACCAGGGTCCCACCAATAGAAGGTGGGATGGTAACCTGGCGCCTCAACCGATGACTTTCGTTACAGAAACGAAGGTCCGGAAGAGGGCAAACCCCTTTGGGTTCGGCCTTACCTTCGACAGTCTTTCGTCGAGGCAAAAGGCCATTGCGGCTGCGCTGGGTTTATCCCGTACGTAGTCGCAGTGCGTGAAGCACTGTGTAACGCCAATGGGGCTGTAGACCACAGCCCTAGGAGTGATGCCTATGGCACTTACCGACCCTCAGTCGATCACAATCTCTGGGACGACTACGCCCCTACCGCGAACTTTCGCGCAGGGAAACGAATCGTCCTATGAGAGTGCGGATCGGCTGTGGAAGTTGTCGCTTAACCATAACCTGATCAAACAGGGGAGGACGCGACATCTTCTTAGGTTTGACCACGCAAAGATCGCCGCTAACCCGCTGGAAGCAGGGGAGAACGTGCGCGTCAACATGGCCGTGTATACGGTCTTTGACGTGCCGCCTCCCGGCTTCTATACGAGCGCGGAGATCTTGGCTGTCTATACAGGCTTTAAGGCCCTGTATTCGGCGTCTTCGGACGCGGTCATCACTAAGCTAATTGGTGGTGAGTCATAGCGAGCATGGCGTAGGGGACGAGACGACCCGTCATAAGGTCGTTCAAATCCTCCATCGCCATGGCCCCGATGATGATCCTCCTGCAGAGTTGGACGTTCGGATCCGTGTCAGCTATCGTACGCTGGCCGTGGTCTTCGCGTTCTTCTCTGTAGTGGGTCATATCATCGATTCCGTGACTCGAGCGGACCTGTCCACTGTGAGCGAAATGCTCTTTGGCTGGTTTCCGTTTTAGCATGGGATCGGCTGGTCCCTGTAAGGGGATCACTCCGTGGTACCAGTAGGCGTCGTTTTCGTTTAACAACGATCAAGGGACTCTTCCCTTGAGAGAGGATGTACAGTAGTATGCACAACCAATCCCAGGGGGAGTTGTATCCCTTGAACCTGGAGTTCGCGCTCCTTGTGTGTCGCTTCGGCAATGCCGAGGCTAGCACGAGGGGCGAGTCCAGCTTCCGCTACCAGCTCAACGCCAACATCCACGAGCCCCTGGACCCTGAGAGCGATCTCAGTGTCTGGGACGAAGTGGACGAGACGTGGTGCACGGTGTCGGATGTCTATGGGCGCTTGTCCTCCAGCAACCGGTACTGGGTTGACTACCAGTCCCGGACGCTCATCCGTAAGCACTACGGACGATAGGAGGGCGTTAACGCCTTAAGAGTAAACGACTGGATTCTCACTCTTTTGGAGTGATTGTCCACTGGATGTGAGTTCCATCAGGCTATGCATTCGATTACCTCCTAATGAAAGGAGGGTCGATGAAAAGGCTGATGTCACTCTGGTCCCGAGTCGCGGAGGAATCTGCGACTCTGTGTTGCACTAGTGCCCATCGCGACATTAATACCGTCGCGATGCGGATCGAACATGAGGGGTGGTCGTTTATGACGATCACCCTACCCGACCTTGGCAAGTCGTTCCAAAGATGGCTTGACCAAGGTAAGGTGGCTAACCACTCCGCGTTCACTTGTGAACGTGGAGGAAGTTTCCCCCGATTTCTCGGAGGTTTCTTCAGCCGTGTGTTCGACCGGAGTAGCGGCTTGTTACTCGACAAGCCCTGTGACGACTCCATCAAAGCCATTCGTCAGCTAACGCTGATGTTTGGTAAGATGGAACTCAAGTGCTCCCCAGCACGAGAGTCATTGGCCGTTAGGGGTTATATCGAGTGTGAGCAGGAAGTCCGTTTGTTCGACAAGGAACTCTCCGAGAGCGATCTTAGAGAGTTCGTTAATATGTCGGACATGCTGTTCAGGACCGTTTTCCGAAAGGTAGACAGAGATGTCTATCTTGGTCGGTACGTTCCCCGGCACGGACCAGGATCGACTGCTGACGGACTTAAGGGAAACCAAAAGTTCCGTCAGGAGACCTGGACCGAACGTCTCGAGTATGCCGGCCTCGCGGCCGGCGAGAATCTCCTCCCCAACTGGCGATGTTATGACCAGTTGGAAGGGGTTGACTTCCTCGAACCTGGCGCGGAGGTGCCTGTCAAGGTCACCCTCGTTCCTAAGACGCTGAAGACTCCGCGTGTGATCGCCATGGAGCCGACTTGCATGCAGTACATGCAGCAGGCGGTACTCCAACGATTGCTCGCGTACCTCGACAAGGATGACTTCCTTTCGAGGGTTATCGGATTTGACGACCAAACTCCTAACCAGGAGCTGGCTCGCCGTGGTTCGATTGATAACCGAACTGCTACACTCGATTTGAGTGATGCATCCGATAGAGTCTCTAATCAGCTCGTTCGTGGCATGTTGCGTCATTGGCCTCATTTGTCAGGGGCTGTTGATGCGACACGGTCACGCCGGGCGGAACTTCCTACGGGCGGAGTGATCCGCCTCGCGAAGTTCGCGTCTATGGGTTCAGCGCTTTGCTTTCCCATCGAGGCGATGGTTTTTACAACATTGATCTTCGTTGGGATTCAGAGATCGCTTAACAAGCAGCTTTGCCGCAAAGATCTAGTTTCCTTTGCGGACTCGGTGCGTGTCTTTGGGGACGATCTAATTGTCCCTAGAGATCATGTGCCCTCCGTCGTCAGTTCACTCGAACATTTCGGTGCTAGAGTGGGTACTGACAAGAGTTTCTGGACTGGAAAGTTCAGGGAGTCTTGTGGTCGGGAGTACTTTAATGGGTCGGACGTCAGTATTGTCCGTGTCCGGCAAGCGTTTCCGACACGACGGCAGGACGCAAGTGAGGTTATCTCACTTGTTTCGCTACGTAATCAACTGTATTACAGTGGTTACTGGCAGACAGTGAAGTGGTTGGATGGACAAATCGAGAAGGTACTGACACACTTTCCGACTGTCCAACCCACATCCTCACTGCTGGGCAGGGTGAGCTTCTTGTCCTATAAAGCAGAGGCCCAATGGCAGCCGCGCTCTCACGCGGAAGCCAAGGACCTCTTGCCTAAGGATAGGCGGCTTCACCCACGCCTTCATATCCCCTTAGTTAAGGGATATGTAGTGGAGGCCAAACCCCCTCGAGATCTTCTGGGGGGGACTGGTGCCCTGCTTAAGTGTCTTCTCAAGCTGGACGAGGGGAGTAGCTTAAGGGATTCA